AAGTGAAGTAATTGATAAAAAATCAAGAACGTATCAAATACTTAAAACTAGATATTCTACATATCTTAATGATTTTAATATAGTAAAAAAGTTTGAAAACACTTTATCAAGAAAACCTTTAAGTTCGTATACTATTAAAGACTTAGTAGATCTAGCTAATCAGTTTAGAAAAATGGATAATACAGCAACAAAAGGTATATCATATTTAATAGAAAAATCTATAGGACAAAAAATGTTTGAAAAGCAAAGTAAGTTTTTACAAGAGTCTGCAAAAAAACAAAACTTTAAATATGTAATACCAGGAGAAGACGGTGCGCAACAAAAAGATATATCTAATTTTAGAACTTGGTTAGGTGCAAATAATATGACCAGTGATAGACCAGAGCTACAAGAATTAATTAATCAAGCAGAAATAGAATACACAAACTATATAAATCGTTTTAATGTTTATAGAAAAAGAATAAAAGAAAAAAATGATGCATTAGTTAAATCTAAAAACAAGGGACTAACAGTGTTAGAAAGGCTGTCAGCATCACTACGACCATCTGAAAAATATAGAATGATATATGGAAATATTATTGTGGAAGAAGATGGTAAAATAAGATTATTATCTGAACAAGAATATGCTGCAAAAAGAAATAATTTAACAAAAGAAGAAAGAGATTATTATTTAGAATATAGAGCAGTTACTAAAATTATGTTTGACGCTCAAAGAGATAGTGGTATGAAGTCTTTAGAAACGTATGTGCCTGGTATGCAAATGGGTGTATTAGAATCATATGATAAAAGTGGTTTGTTTGGATTATATAATATGATTATTAATTCTTCTGATTATGATAGAGTAAAAGTAAAGGGTATAGATTTAGATGGTAAAGAAAAATTAAAAACTTTTTATGAATGGAAAAATGAAGTTTATAAAGGCAGGACAGCAGCTATTAGTTTAACTACTGGTAGAAAAATAAATGAGTTAGAAAAACTAAGAAGAAAAGCTAAGAAGTTTAAAAAAATAGGAAGAAACGAAGATGGTAGTTTAATTCAATTATCTGATGTAGAATACGATACTTTAATAAATCATGGTGCTATTTTAAAAAGATTCATGGATGAAAAACCCGAAGGCACTACAGATTTAGATTTAGAAATTATACAGGAGTATGAAAGAAGAAAAGGCATAAAGTCTGAGCTAACTACTTTAGATATTAATACAGCTTTATTAGAATTTGTTCGTGGATCTTTATTTAGTAATGGTGATAAAAAGTATGATGGCACTGAAGCTGACTTACAAAGATTTGGTGGTATGAATAATTTATCTATACTAACAGATGCGGCAATAGCATTTAATAAAAATTTAGACAATGTTAATGCAGTAAAATATTTAACAGGTTGGTGGAAAGAAGGATTTTTAGGAAGAGGTAAACAACAAAGCTTTGTAGGTAAGACAGGAGATAAAGTAATAGATGGTTTTGTTAAACTTACTTCTCTTAGATTATTAGGTTTTGATATTTCTGTTGGTGCTGGTAATTTATTAGCAGGTAAATATCAAGAGTTAAGAAAAAGAGGTGGAAGTCAGTTTATAAAAGGTGAGATTAGATATTTTAAAGATCGTGGCAAGGCGTTAGATATATTAAAAAGATATAGAGTTGTTCAGCATAGTTTTGATGATTTTGTTCATTTATCTGAAAGAAAAGGTTTATGGGGTAAAATAGAAAAGGCTTCTTTTATTTTTATGGATAAGACAGAACACTATATACAAGGGGCTAGTTTCTTGGGTTTTTTAAAAGATGGTGAATATAATACTGGTATTATAGATGAACAAAGAGTTAGATATATTAATAATAAAATAGCTACATTACATGGTGAGGGATATACAGCTTTAGATGCAAGTTTATTGTCCATGTATTCTTTTGGTAGAGCTATTTTACAATTTAAAAAATGGTTTATTACATTAATCAATGACAGATTTGGTGGTGAAGAAATAAATAGATTTGGTGAAGTAAACATAGGTAGCTATCAAGCTTCAACTAGATTTGCAGCTCAGTTTGTTAGAAGATATTTTAGAGGAGAGATTTCTATGAATCAATTTTATGATGAGTTTAAATCTTTAGCTCCTGCTAAACAAGAAGAAATAAAAGCACATTTAAGAGGCTTGGGTATAGCAACAGTTATTATAGCTTTAATATCAATACTAGATGATGAAGATGAACCAGATACAGTAACATTAAAGTATCTTAAAAAACTTGAAAAAGATATATTTGTTACTACAGATGATGGACGTTTTGTTAATTATACTATTATACCCTCTAGTATAGGCACTGCTAAAAAAGCAGTTAAGTATGTTGGTGAAGTGACGTCCCTAGAAAAAGAATAAATTTATTAACTTTGTAAAAAAAAATTATGGCAAATATAGATGATTTATATAATAAAAGCTTTGGTCAACTAGGATCAGTTTTTACATCTGGTACATCTGGAGTAATAACACCACCCTCAAATAAAGTATTTGTAGCTATACTTATATTAGATCAAAATACTACTTTTGATACACATGGTGGTTTAGTAGCAGATACAAATAAAGGAGATATGCAATATGTTACTACAGAAGATGCAAGCGGTAATGACATATATTCAGGAGGTGCAAATGGAGGATCACATTCAATAGCAGTGGGTTCTGAAACATTAGAGTTTGGCGGTGGAGGTCAAGAGCTTACAAGCTCACAAACATTTCCTTTAGGAACAACAATAGTTGGAAGATACAAAAGAATAGCAATAAACACAGGTGCGGTTATAGCTTATATTGGCGACTGATGTTAGGTGTAGCTAGTTCATTAAGTTTAGCAAATTTTAAAAAAGCATTTGCAACCACTACAAAAAAAGTTCTTGAACTTGATGGAACTGGTGATTATGTAGATGCTTCTACAATAGCATCTCAAATATCATTTCAACAAGGCTCTGTTTCTGTTTGGGTTAATTTAGAAACAACTGATGGTAATGAAGCATTTTTTAGCACATGTAAAGATTCTGGTGGAGATGATAAAATAGAATTACAATACTTAACAAGTGATGCCCTTTTTAGAGCTATATATAAATCAGGGGGAACAACAAAAAAAGCTGTTTTAGCAAGAGATAATGACGTAGTAGAGGCTGATGGTTTTAATCATTTAGGTATGGTATATAATACTGCAACAGATCAAATTTCTTTATTTTTCAATGGAACTAGAATTGATCCAGCTACACAAAGTGCTATAACAATAATAGATGAAGAAACAGTAGGTACATTTAACAGAGTTCATTTAGGAAGAGCGGCTAATGGAACAGGTGCTTCATCTCATCATGGAAAGCTTGGTGATATGGCTATTTATGGTGCAGCGCTTACAGATGATCAAATGACAGAAATATATAATGGTGGAAAAACTTTTGATCATAATAATGGATCTGCAAAAACTAATCTAATAGCGTGGTATAAATTTGGAACAGGTATAGTAGACGGTATACAAGATTCAGCATCTGTTATTTTTAATTTAAAAAATACAGCCTTAGGATCAGAGTTGGTAGAAAACTCTGATTTAAGTTCACACGGAACTTCAGAATCATCTTCTAGATTAGGAACTTCTTTTAGTATAGATAATTGGACAATAGAAAAAAATGTTAATGATTCTGGTAATAGAACATTTACAGCTTTAGATGGGGGTGGAGTAAGGTGTACTATTAATACACAATGCACATCAACTTTTCATCAAAGAATATATCATAATGTAAGTAGTGACTTAACTATTGGTGATTTTTATGTATTTAGAGCTGTTGTACTATCATCAGATGGTAGTGATTTTAGATGTGTTGTACAAAAATTAACTTCTGATGTTGCAACTACACAAACAACTCATGGCGCTACCACAACTACAGTGGCTAATGTGCCTAGAATAGTTGAAAGTGTATTTAGGTGTACGGACAACACAAATCAAATGGTACATATATTTCCACAAAATACAATGAGCGCAGGTGGATTTTTTGAAGTTCATTCTGCAAGTTTAAAAAAATATACTGGTGGTGCTGCGTTTGGAGTAGCTGATGCTAGCTTAGTTTCAACAGCTTTAAGATAATGTACAATAATTATACATATGTAATAGTAGACTCATTAGATATTGATAGTTTAAATTTTGGAGTTGATGAAAATGGAAACAGATATTTATTAAATTTTACAAAAAATTTTTTAAGATATAACGTGTCTAAAAATAAAGCAATTGTTAAATATCAAGGTAATGATCCTATATGGAAAGATGAAAATGAAAATGATGTAGATTTTTTTAGTGGAAAAACAAAATACAGTCATGAAGAAATACTTAATGTATTAAGAAGTTCTGAATGGTTACAAATGGATGAATAAGTTTGTATACATATTACTATTGTTTAGTCTTAGTACTAATGCACAAATAAATAAATATTTAAAATTTTCTACATTCTATGTTGCCGCTAACGGTGGAACTTCTATATCAGATGTAGATGTTTATTCTATTCAGAATGGATTACAAACAAATACTGTAAAAACTCCTTTTGATTATAATTTAAGTTTAGGTATTAGAAAAATAGCTAGGTTTGGCTATGAAAATAAAGCACAAACATTTTATGATGGAACTGAAACGTCATGGTCAGATGCTGCTACTTTAGGTAAAGTTAGTGGATTAGAATTTTTATTTGAGTTTAATAAAAAAAGACAAGAAGGAGATGACTATTTAGATCAGCACTATTTTATTAGATATGTTGATAATAGCTGGTTAACTAAAATAGAATATTTACAAGATGGTTTTGCAGACATAAAATACTACGAAGCATCTCAAAGATATAGACATAAATATAATAATAATTTATCTTTTAACATAGGTGCTGTACAGCGTATAGCAGAGCCATATGGTTATGATCCTTTAGAAGAATGGGTTTTGGATAATGGAGATATTCATTATACATATTTAGCTATACAAGAAGGTTATAATATAGATGTATTTAATAATGAATATAAAGATCCTGATGGTAATATAGTAGCAACATCCTCTGATGTTTGGAAAGAAGTAATTATACCTACTGTATTAAGAGATTATGTAGAGAAAAAGAGAAATGAATTATCTGCTAAATGGAATCACTCATTGGTATTAGGTTTTGATTATTACTATTACACAAAAATGTATTGGTTGCATGCATGGGCAAATATTTTACCATATCATTATAATATGAATAATGAATATAGCTATCATGAATATATAGATGGGCAATGGACAGATTATTCAGGCGGTATGATATTTGGTTATAAGTACAATAAAAATTTAGGTTTGTTTGCAGAAGGTAAATACAATAAGTATTGGAATAGAGAGTGGTATGATTTTAAAGTTGGTATAAATTATATATTATTATAATGAAAGTAAATTGGATAAATGGCTATAAAGCTAATAATAAAAAAGAAGTATATAGAATAGAACTTAGGTTAGGAACAATGACTTTATTCTACATTCACTATTGTGCATGTGTTGGAGGTACATGCTCAAGATTTAGATTAATGTTGTTTAACTTTGGAATAGAAATATAATGGCTAAAGAATTGAATGAAGATACAAGTTTTAAAGTTAGTGTAAAAACTTTAATAGCAATAGGCGCGGGTTTATCAGCCTTAATAGGAATGTGGTTTACCTTACAAGCGGATATTGCTGAAGCTAAAGAACTACCTGTGGCAGAACCAGAGGTAACTCGTATGGAGTTTGACATGAAAGATCAAATGATAAGACAGTCAATAATAAATACAGAAGCTAATGTAAAAAAACTTGAAGAAAGGATGATTAGAATGGAAGATAAAATAGATAAACTAAGATGAAAAAATGTTTGAAATTATTATTAGCGCTATTTTTTTGTACGGTATATACAGAATGTTGTTTTTCTCAGATCACAGCGATTTACTTTAATGCTACATGGAACTCTGCTAATGAAGTAAAATGGTTTGATAAACTCAATGATGTTGAGCATGAAGTCATGGATATTGGTAAGGGTGATTGTCAAAAAAAATATAAAATAGCAGTAGTGCCAACAATTTTATTAATTAAAGATGGTGAAGAAGTAAAACGTTTTCAGGCTGATTTAAGTTTTAAATTAATGGCAACAAAAAAAGAAATACAAAATATAATTGATGAACTATTAATGGAAGATTTTTAATGAAAAAATTTATTTTTATACTACTTATTTTACAGGGCTGTTTTACAACAAAAAAATGTTGTGGTCAAAAACCTGCAGTATTAAGTTTAACAACTGATCAATATCCTACAGAAACATCATGGTGTTTATTTTCAGATAGTTTATATGGTGATACTATAGGTTATATAAGTTCAGGTGATTTAACATTACCTTATCATAATTACGTAGACACTCTTTTTATAAATGGACCTATTAATACTGTTGTTTTTTTAATTAGAGATACTTTTGGTGATGGCATGAATGGTAGTTATTTTTTATCTGTTTGCGGTGATACAATAATAAACAAACCTACTGTAACATTTCAAAGCGGTTTGTATTCTACTAGAACAGTGCCACAATGTTTACCCCAACAACCACCACCTCCGTCTTATGTTAATTGTGTGCCTACATTAATTAATATAAATTTAGATCAGTTTGGTGATGAAACCAGTTGGGATATAAAAGATAGTTTAGGAAATATAATTTTTGCAAATGGCCCTTATGTAAATGCGCCTAATTACCAACCACAATTTATACCAGTGTGCATACCTGTTGGAAAATTTAGTTTTACTATATATGATGATTATGGAGATGGTTTAGCTGGTAGCAACTGGGGTGGTCAAGATGGCTCTTATTATATAATGCAATGTGGAGATACTATAATATATGGATCTGATCCAAACTTTGGAAATGATACCACACATATTTTTATATCTGACACTTGTTTACCACCACCACCTGTACCAGGTTGTATGGATGATGATTATGTAGAGTATAATCCATTAGCTACTATTGATGATAGTAGTTGTTCTGTTTTAAAAATTTATGGCTGTATTGATAGCACTATGTTTAATTATGATAGTCTAGCTAATACTATGGAGAATATAGATGTATGTACATATGATTTAATTTTACATGATTTAGTAGGTAATGGTTGGGTTGGTACACGTTTAGAAATATATCAAGAAGATGATACATCAGTTTTTTATATGAATAGTGGTTTTAATCAATACTTTACTATAGGTTTATATGCTATAGAAGAAGTTAGTGCAAAACTATTTGTAAGTCAACAAGCACAAAATACAGCATTAGAATGTGGCTTTACCTTAATTGGTCCTGAAGGTGATACCGCTATTAGCGTTAGACCACCTTTTGTAGTTCCATTTAAATTATACGAAGGCTTAACATATTGTGGTAATAATTGCATAGAAAAAGTATATGGATGTGTAGATAGTATAGCTTATAATTATGTAGATAGTGCAAACATATCAACAACATGTTATTATAATCCAGGATGTATATCACCAGCATATTTAGAATATCATGTAGATACTTCAAATGGATACTATACAGATATTAATGTACAAGACAGTTGCAATACTTTAGCTATTTTTGGGTGTATGGATGACACTATGTCAAATTATAATTCTTTAGCTAACGTAGATAATGGAGGCTGTATACCATATGTATATGGTTGTATGGATCCTTTGATGTATAATTATAATTCTCTTGCTACTGCACCAGACACTTGTATACCTTATGTATATGGATGTACTGATCCTGTCATGTATAATTACAATCCATTAGCAAATACAGATAATGGTTCTTGTGAGCCTTATGTCTATGGATGTACAGATAGCACAATGTTTAACTATAATCCTTTAGCAAATGCAAATAATAATACTTGCGTGCCTTTTATCTTTGGTTGCACTGATCCTAGCATGCTCAACTTCAACCCACAAGCAAATACAGAAGATTTCAGTTGTATACCTTACATCTATGGTTGCACTGATAGTGCTGCCTTTAATTATGATTCAACAGCTAATACTGACAATGGTTCATGTGAGGCTATTGTACAAGGATGTATGGACCAATCAGCACATAACTACAACATTGAAGCTAATGTTAATGACAGTCTTAACTGCCTTTATAGTGCTGGTTGTATCACTGGTGCGGGCAGTCCTTATTGGTTAAATGATCCGTGTTATGCTTGGGTTATAGATGTAGATGATTATTGTTGTGAAAATGCATGGGATACTATATGTCAGCTTACATATAATTATTGTGAAGAAGGATATCCACAGGGTTTAGAATTTAATTTAAGAGATATGGAAATCAATATATATCCTAATCCAACAAGTGAAAAAATTTATTTTAGTAACTTTGTAAGTATAATATTGTATAATATAGAAGGTAAAATGCTTTTAGAAGCTGAAGATGTTGTACAATTAGATTTATCAAGTTTTGATAATGGGTTGTATAATATTATAATTTTATATGGCAATAAAGTAATAAATAAATTGATAGTTAAAAACGATGGCTAGAAAAACAGTAAAAGCGCCAGCAGGTTTTCATTGGATGAAAAAAGGTAATAATACCTATAAGCTAATGAAACATACTGGTAAGTTTAAAGCACATAGAGGAGCTAGTTTAAGCGCTAGTTTTGATGTACAAAAAGTTCATAGAAGTGCCAAGAAAAGTTAGAGATCCTAAAAAAGGAACAGGTAAAAAACCTAAAAACACTGGACGTAGATTGTACACAGATGAAAATCCAAAAGATACTGTTAGAATTAAATTTGCTACACCTGCAGATGCTAGGGCTACTGTAGCAAAGGTAAAAAAGATTAGTAAACCGTTTGCTAGAAAAATACAAATATTAACTGTTGGGGAACAAAGGGCAAAAGTAATGAAGAAAACACAGGTCGCTTCTATATTCAGAAGAGGTAAAGAAGCGATCAGAAAAACTAGAAAAAATGCCTAAAGACGCTTGTTATCATAAAGTAGTAGCTAGATATGGACCTAAGACATCAGCATACAGAAGTGGTGCTATGGCTAAGTGCAGAAAAGTAGGTGCTGCTAATTGGGGAAATAAAAGTAAAAAGAAAGGATCAAAAGGAATGAAGTATAAATCAGGTGGTAGATTTTTATCATCATCTGATAAATGCGGTAAAGGAATATTCCAACACGATTAATATGGCTGTTAGAAAAACAAAAGCTGGATTAAGATTAAAGCGTTGGTTTAAAGAAGATTGGAGAACGCCTTCTGGTGAAAAAGATTATAGTAAAGGTGAAAATACATTTAGACCTACTAAACGTATTTCTAAGGATACTCCTAAAACATGGAGTGAATTAACACCTGGACAGAAAAGAAGAGCTGCAAGGGAAAAAAAGAAAAAAGGAAGAGTGAGTAGGTATAAGAGTGGAGGAAAATTTTTAAGACAACTTGATTAATATTATATAAAATGAAACACGCTAAAAAGAAAAAAAAGATGATGTATAAAAAGGGTGGTAAACTTAAGCCAGTTGATTCTGTAAAGAATCCAGGTTTAGCTAAATTACCTAAAGACGTCAGAAATAATATGGGCTTCATGATGTATGGTGGTAAAATGAAAAAAGCACCAGGCGGAATGAAAATGAAAAGAGATATGATGAACTATGCTGGTGGTGGTAAAATGTTAAATGGAATGTCTATGCAAAAAGCTGAAATGGGTATGAAGATGCCAAAAGCTATGTATGGAATGAAAATGAAAAAGGCAGGTCATGGCATGAAGATGAAGGGAGAAAAGTATGGAGCATCATATAGACAATTAGATTAATGCCTCAAAAGCAAATAAGACGTACTATTGGAAAGGGTGGTAACTATCGTAAGACAAAGTCTGGCGCTGGTATGACTCGTAAGGGAGTAGCTCTATTTAGAAAAGCTAATCCTGGAAGTAAACTTAAAACGGCTGTTACTGGTAAGGTAAAACCAGGTAGCAAAGCTGCTAAACGTAGAAAGTCATATTGTGCTAGAAGTTTAGGTCAATTAAAAAGAAGTAGTGCTAAAACTAGGAATAATCCAAACTCTAGAATTAGACAAGCTAGAAGAAGATGGAAATGTGCTAGTGGTGGTAAATTACCAGAAACATTATTTAGACAATTAGATTAATGGCAGTATTAGGAACAATAGGAGGTGTGCCTGTATATTCTACAATACAAGAAGCTTTAAATTATGCTAGAGCTAATGGATTAACAGGATATCATACACACGTTGTACGTGGAGTAGTTGGTTATATGGGTGGTTCATCTCATAGTACAGCTACAGGTAGTAGACAAAGTAATATACAATTTGGTCCATTAGGTGGTACAACTAATATAACATCTGGAGGATCTACAGGTGGAGGTGGTGGAGGTTATTAACTATGGCTGAGATCTTAGAATTAATAGAAGGATACGGATTACCTTTAGTATTATTACTAGGAGCATTATATGCTTTATATAGATTTTTCTTTTTTAGCATACATGAAGTTAAAAATACATTTTCAAAACATCATGAAAAAAATGCTTCTAATATGGAAGAAATAAAAAAGAAAATAGATATTATATTAGAATATATAAGAAAAAAATCATGAGTTTATTAGGTAAAATATTTTCAGCAGGAGCTGGTGAACTAGTTAAAAATGTAGGTGGTGTATTAGATAATCTAACAACTACAAAAGAAGAAAAGCTAGAAGCAGAAAGAAAGATAAAAGATTTAATTATGGGTTATGAGGCTGAAATGCAAAAACAAGTTACTGAAAGATGGAAACTTGATATGAACTCTGACTCATGGTTAAGTAAAAACATAAGACCTTTAGTATTAGTATTTTTAGTAATTAGCACAGTACTACTTGTATTTATTGATGCTGGTTTTATAAGTTTTGAGGTAAAAGATTCATATGTAGATTTATTACAATTGGTTTTAATTACAGTAATAGGTGCATATTTTGGTGGTAGATCTCTAGAAAAAGTTAAAAAATGAAAATCCTTAAAAGGATGTACACAGATGAAGAGCAATTATATCATGAATCAATGCGAAATGCATATTTAATTGTAACAAGACAAATGACTTTTTTAGAGTTATTTGAATACAATGGATGTAGTTTACCTTTTAATCCAAAAAAAAGAATACCAAATAAAATATATGATGATTTAATAGATTATTATATTGATAGCGAAGAATATGAAAAATGTGCTAGAATAAAATCACATAAAGAAAAAGATAAAATGGTAAAAATTTGTTAAATTTGTAAAAAATAATAAGATGGCAAAAAATTATACTTTAAATTGTTCAATTAATATGACAGCCACTTCAGGCACTGGATATTCATTATCACAGACTGGATCATATACGCTTAATATTACTGGTGTAGATCAAATAGCAACAGGTAGATTTGATGTAGCACATGATGGAGATACAACAGTAATGTCAGCTCCAGGTCATGGAAGAATGATATATGTTAGAAATCTTGATGATACTAATTTTGTAAAAATTTATGATGGTGCATCAACCGATGCTGATTTAATAGGTATACTTGAGCCAGGTCAATTTCTCATGACTATTATAAGAGGAACAGGTACTACTGTAGCAAGAGCTGATACAGCTACTGTTACAATTGAGTACGCAGCAATAGAAATAGATTCAAACGCATAAATAAAAAAATATGGCTACACAATCATTATCAATACAAGTATCTGGATCACTTAGTTTAGTAGATTCAGATGGAAATGCAGTATTATCTTATTCACCAAGTTTTACTACATCAAGCACAACAGTAGATTCAAACATTTTACATACAGGAGAAATTCTTGTAGGCACAGGAGCTACTACAATATCAAGTGGAAGTAATAATAAGGATATGATTTTTACATTTGTAAAGAATGTAGATACAGATTATCCTATTGCAGTAAAACCAGATGGTGATGTTATAGCAGATCTTAAGCCAGGTGAATGTATGTTTTCACCAGTGCATGTAGATGGTGCTGGAGACGCTTCAACCAATTTAGATTTACAAGCAACAACTGCTGCACAAAAAGCACAGTACTTGTTATGTGATGGACCTGATACAGGAATTAGTTCTGATGACTAATTGAAGTAACATGAAACTTAAGGTATTAAGAATTAGTAGCCAGGAGGATAGTACTTCTGGCTTACTTTTTTTAGAAAGAAATAATAAATTAGATTTTCTATGTTATACATTAGAAGATGAACATAGAGATAATAAGGTTCGTGGCGAAACTAGAGTGCCACAAGGAACCTATCAAATAAAACTCCGAAAAGAAGGAGGCTTCCATGAAAAATATAAAAAAAGGTTTTCATTCCATAAAGGAATGTTACATGTTATTGGTGTACCAAATTTTGAGTACATTCTCATTCATACTGGTAATACTGATGAACATACTGCTGGGTGTCTTCTTGTTGGTGATTCGCAGGAGAATAATGTTATCATCAAAGATGGGTTTATTGGCAAATCCACTAACGCGTATAAAAGAATATATCCAGATATTGCTAAAGCATTACAGAAAGAAAAAGTTTTTATAGAATATGTTGATATTGCCTAATGAAGTTTTTAGGTAAACATATAAATAGATTTAAAACTATATTTGATAATACAGTAATATTTAAAGAAGTATCGTCTGGGTTATCAAGTGATGATAATATGTTAATTATAAAAACTAATGGCACGCTTGTCCAAAGACCTATTACAGATATTACTGCAGAACTTGCATTAACAGGTTATTCTTTTAATGGAACAAATATTGTTATAAACAATACAGAAGCTGGAGGCAGTGTTATATTTCAAACTACAAATGCTGCAGAGTCTAATCAAGAATATTTAAAAATAGATGGAAGTGCAGAAAATATTACAGCTAGTAAAGATATTTTTATTCCTGATAATGTAAAAACTTTATTTGGTAATAGTAGTGACTTGCAAATATATCACGATGGAAATAATAGTTATATAGTAGATGCTGGGAATGGTGATTTATTAAATTACTATAGTAATGATTGGAAAGTTATTAAGTATGGAAGTAGTGAAATATCTATTGAAGCAAGATCAGACGAGGGTGTTAAATTATATTATGATAGCGCTCAAAAGTTTGAAACAACAAGTAGTGGTATAAATGTTACTGGTGAAGTTCAAGGTGATAGTTTAGATATAGATGGTAACGCTGATATATCAGGTAATTTAACCGTTAGCACACCATCAACATCATCTGGTATATACGCTCAGTTTGTAAATTTAAAAGGTTTTTGTACCTTAACTACAAATTATCAATTTACAGAAGATGTTGAAGATACAAGATCTCCGTTTGAAATTGCTTTAGATTATGGTAGTGCAACAATCAGTAGTAGCACAGAGGTTACACAATCTAAACTATTTAGATCTGCTGGTTTCCACGTTCCTGTTGCATGTAATTTAAATACTATTAATATGCAGGTTACATGTAATCCTAGTAGTGGTAATATTACAGTGGCTATTGTAGAATATGTTCCTTCTGAATTAGCAGCAGATACAAATGATCACCCTAGAACAATATTTGAAGAGGTAGTTGTAGCTTCATCAGAAAATAATAATAAAGTAAAAACAGTGGCAGTGGCTGAAGGAGATATAAATAATAAACCAGTGGCAGCGGGCAGTCATATAATGATTATGGTAAAGGGTGATAGTAGTAGCTCAGGTAGTAAAGCTTTTATAAGCGCTGCAATAGAAATAAAATGGTAAATTATGGCTAAAGAAAAAGACAATAAATTTATTAAGAAATCTGAATATAGAAGATCTCAGTTTGAAGTTAATCGTCAAGTTCAAAGAAGAACTGTAGAAAGACAAGTTACCACAAGACAAAGAAGAAGACAAGAGATAGTAGCTAGATCTAGACAACCTATTGAAACAGAATCAGTTTCTAGAAATGATAATTTAAGCTTTGTCAAAACAGATACAGTAAATACATTATATACATTAACTGAATTAAACCCAGGGCAAAGTTTAAAAGATGTAGTTATATCACATTGGAACTCAAGTAGTAATGATGCTGTAATTAGTATGTATTGGAGTATAACAGGTCCTGGAGAAGCTGCAGCTACTGTATCCGCAGGTAGAATATCTTCACAGCAAACTGGTAACTTTATTAGAATATTTACTATGGATATACCTCATGCTTCTGTCATATCATTAGAAGAATCTGGTATTACTAGACACTTTGGTAATTTTAATAAAACAATATATTTTTACGTGGTGAGTTCTCAACAGTATACACAGTTTACTGTTATTAAGTCGTGAAAACTAAAGATTTTAATGTCCCTATATGGCTAAGTAATTGGACATTTAAAGACGCAAGAAATAAGGTTTATATCATAAAAGAAGTTATAGTTAAAGGTTATAACAAAGGGTCTATATTCACTGATCAAAAAGTTGTGGATAAAGTTGTTAAGAAGATAATAGGTAAGAAATCAAAACATACATTAAAACCAATAAATTTAGAACTAGTCAGTCAACATGGATATGGTATAAAAGAATAAATGTCACTTAATGATAAAATAAAAGAATATTTATTAGCAAATCCACATTTGTTACGAAGCAAGTATGCTGATACTGCTAAGATATTTGGAACTAATTATGAGCAGATCAGAACTGTAGCTAGAAGACTTAGAAAAGATAATCCAGACAAACAACCTAAAGAAAAAGAAGTTATAAGCTTTCAAGAAACAAACAATGAAGCGGTATTAACTGCTGAAAATTGTACTAGAGTAAAATCACTTGAAGATTTATTAGCTGCTTGTTCCGTAGATTTAGATTTATGGGAAGTAGACAAGTATGATATAGGTACATATGAAGTAACAGGTTTTGATGAAAAAAGAAAACCTGTAACAGTTACGATGTTTAGAACTAAGGCTTGGTTAAAAAGAATCAAGACTGAGTTAAACATAAAAAAAGTTAAGCAAAACATAATAGAAGACTTAGCAAACTTGTCACCTAAAATAAAACTAATAAAAAGAGAAAGGCCTGATGATCGTAATGATTTACACTTATTAGAAATATCTGCATTTGATTTACATATTGGTAAGATTGGTATAAAAGGTGATGAATACAGCATGGAAATTGCTGAAGAACGCCTTTTAACCGCCATAGAGCATCTTTTATATAGAGCGCAAGGGTATTACATAGATAAAATATTATTTATCGTAGGACAAGATTTATTAAACTCTGATGGTGATTGGCCAATACCAAGCACTACAAAAGGTACACCACAATTTAATACTGATTTTCATATTGATATGTACCGTACAGCTAGAAAGCTTATGATCAAAGCTATAAATAGACTATATGAAATAGCTAATGTTCATGTAATGGTTATACCAGGTAATCATGATAGGGAATCAATAATGCATTTAGGTGATCTTTTGGAGTTATACTATGAAAATAATGATAATGTAAAAGTAGATAATTCAGATTGTTTAATGAAGGCTATACCCTATGGTAATAATTTAATAATTAGTGATCATGGTGATGGACCAAAGACAGCTGATTTGCCAGGCATTATATCTCAACGATTTAAAAATTTATGGAGTGATGTAAGTTATGTTGAAGTGCATAGAGGACACTATCATACCAATAAAGCTATGAAGTTACAAGCAATAGAAGAACTTAACGGCATAACCGTAAGGAACTTATCTTCAATGTCAGCAACAGATTATTGGCATGATTCAAAAGGTTTTATAGGTAATATTAAAAAAGCACAAGCTTTCATATATAATAGACAAAATGGTTTACAAGGTATATTAAACTATAATGTAAGTATATGAAAGAATTTATAGTTCCAAAAAATATTTCTGAAGATAGAATGAGTATATGTAAATCCTGTGATAGATTTTTTAAACCTACAAAACAGTGTAAGGAATGTTTATGTTTTATGTTTTTAAAAACTAAACTGTCTAGTTCTGAGTGTCCTATTGGTAAATGGAAAAGTTACGTCTAATTTTACCTGTAATTAAACACAAATATTTATTGTTTTCATTTATAAATCAAAATAATTCAGTTTGTTTTACATTCTTTTTTTTTACTATACCGCATACTGTTTCAAATATTGTTTTACCGTCTTCAAAGTAAACAAGATTATTAGCCATTTTAGATTTAGATTGTTTACCATTATATTTGTTAAAATCGTAGTTATGATAATCAGACATACCTTTTATACGATTTTTTCCTCGTGTAAAATCAGGGTTTTTAACACTACTTAATACATTAGGTAAATAAAAATTTGTCCAATATAAATGTCTACCTCTTTTTTTTGCTGGTATTAGTGGTTCATAAAAAGGTATTACATTTTCAACACAGTATTTACCATTAAAAAAACTGTCTAAAAATATTATTTCTTGATATAGTTTCATATCAGGATATTTCATTTTAACTTTTGTTTTCATTGAAATTTGTAATCTAGAATGCGTTGGGCACGGTGGACTGCTCCATATAAAATCATATTCTTTGTAGTGGTCTAATAAGTATTGATGTGCGTCTGTAATAATAACTTTGTCATTAGGAAACCTGTCCTGATATAACCTTGCACATTCAGGATCAAGCTCAACTGCAGTAACTTCTATATCGTTTTTTACTTCGTTCCACTTATATCGGTTACCACCTAAACACGCATATAAATTAAGTATTTTCATTGTAATAAGTTCTGTTTGTAGTTATGATTTATTTTTAATTTTATCTAATTCAAATTCAAGATGAGCAATAGCTTTTTTTATATCAGATATACCTCCATCGCTATGTTTCCTAGCTGATCTAAGTATATAACTACATGCAGTCCCTAAGTTATACGAAAGATTGTAGTCTTCTATAATTTTTCTAGCTTCATATTTATAGTATAAGCCTACGTAATAGTGGGGAATACGGGAATCTGTTGTGTCTGTGATATAATCAAAGCCATTTCTATTTCTTTCATAGTATTGCTCATCATGTTCTGTCATTAGTTTAGTTTAGTTTTATAGTGATCAATAAGTTTATTCATTTGTCTTTTATAGTACAAATCAAAGTCTACATATTCTAATTCACCTGTGTCTCCATTCATAGACTTTGGCTGTGTTTGCTCCCATAGTTTGTAGAAAACACCCCTAAGTCTTTGACTAGGAGTTTTTTCACTAAACTCTGCATTTACAGTTGCTTTTTCAACTGCATCTATTTGTTCTTGATTAAAAGAACTTGTTGATACCAAAACATAACCAGGCTTTTTAATTAGTGAAAACACCTTTACCATAGTTTCGTTTGATAACTCAGGGGTGCCTACGTAAATACGTAAGCTACCATCTGCTAAAGTACTAACTTTATCAATGCCCCCTTCAAAAATTACTGAGTTTTTCATAATATATCTTCAAAATTATTTATATCTATAGGTTCTCTGTCTAGAACGTCTTTCCAAATAGCCATAGATGGACCAGGCCAATTACCTTCATCCAAACATCTTTTGTAAAGATATAGTTCTTGGTTATATAAATGTCTGCCTTGATCTAGAACATCACCACTAATTTCAAATACATTTAAACTAAATGGTGGATTCTTTTCTATAGCTACTATATAGTATGACAATGCTCTTACAGCATCAGTGTAAAATGCAGCTTGCTTGTGATACATATACTTTTTAATAGATCTTGTAAATGGTTTTAAATTACAATCTTGTGTTGTCTTTAAATCTACAATTATGTCATTTATATTACAGTGTATATCTAGCATACCTTTACAATTTACATCATATTCAGGATTATTCCATGCTATAATTTGTTCAGGCTTGCCAATTTTTAACAAATCTTTACACAGTGAATCTTCTGATAATTTATCTGACATCATCTGTATAGTTTGTAAATCACTTTCAGAAATTAAAGTTTTGAACTGATTTTTTAACATAAATTCTGTATACTCTTGTTTACCTTGTTTGGTTCTTTTGTCTATGTTTGGAGTTACTACATAGTGTTTTTCAAACTCATCAGGCTGTAATACATACATATGAAATGCTGATCCAAACTTCATAGCAGAGCTAGGTGGTTGTGAATGATTAAGCATATACTGAAAGTATTCAGGTGATTTGTTTGTTAAATGACTTAACATACTATTAGATACATAGTCTGTATCATTATAATAGTTTTCATGAGTCAATTTATGATCTTGGATAATTTTCATATTGTTTGATTTAACACCAGGTACCCCGCAGAAGCAGGGTATCTAGTGAATCAAAACAAAACCATGTGTGACACGGATAGGAAAGTACTACAAAGTTAATGAATTATTCTTTTGCTTCCTTAACTTCTTCCTTTTTGTTTTGACTTTGTTCTAATTCTTTGTCTATTTTTTCCATTCTGCTTAGAATATCTGTAGCTCCAGGTATTTGCATGCAGTATTTTTTTAATGAATCTCTAAAGTCTTTTTTATCTTTAGTCATTCTTTTAGATCCATTATAGTCTTTATGCAACCATGTCATAAGTGCAACTTCATGAGAATGCACGGCCTGTGCTAGTGACTTTAAGGTATTAGAAACTTCTTGTTCCACTTTAAACTTTTTATCACCTATTTTGATTTTTTCTTTAGTCTTTCTCATTATTTGTTTAGTTTATATTGTTTTTGTAGTATTTCTTCTTTTATTGTAATCATGGCTTGTACTGTGCCAGTTAGTATAAAATATGATCTACTAAATTTAGGAGATTTTGATAAATCTTTTTGTAGTTGTTCAATTCTAGAATCTATATTTTTAATTATATTATCTATAAATTTATTTCTTTCACTATAAAATTCTATGTCTGGTATAATCATATTACTTTTATTATAACACCTGCATCATCTTTGTTTATTTCATACGGTTCAAAATATGGTATAATATAATTGCAATTATCATCTTGAAGATATTCATATTTCACCATAAGATCTTGGACAGTTTGGCAAGGATTAATATAATCAAACTTTCTTTTACTATTTCTAATAAATTTAAAGCTAATCTTATATGGTATATCCTTGCCTTCAAGTAGTTTCAAAAATCTAAATTTGTTATTAACCCAATCTTCTTTGGAGTGTTTAATATAATTCATAACTGTCTTGGAATGAATTAAATACTTGCCTGTCCATCTTTTGCCATTTTTGCTTGATGGAACATTTCCAGGAATGAAAATTGTTTCCATAAAACAAATATAACAAAATTTATAAGAGTTGCACCCAAGGGGAATTTGGCGCACTTAAGTCTTAAAGAATAAATAAAAAGGTTGTTTATCAATGTATGTTACCATACAATTTATTTATATATTCTACCTGATACCCTTGGGATTTGTTATCTCTTAAAATGGTAAATCGTCTTCTACATCCGAACCAACATAATCTGTGTTGGCGTTTTTAGTCCATTCACTATGTTTCATACTAAACTCAGACATTTCATCTTCTGTTAGTTGTTTATTCATGTCAGGACTATATGTACATTTACCACCTTCTTTAGAACTCCATCTATACTTGGTAGATTCTCTAATTACAGGTTCTTCTGTTTGTTTATTTATAGATATATATTCTTCTGATATAAATGCTATCATAAGTGATTTACCTACAGCATCATTCATTGCTTGACTATCATCAGAAAAATCTCTAACACCAGCATTGATTAGAAAATCTTTTATTTGTTTAGTTTTCCATTCTTGTGTTTTAGGTTTGTCTGTTTGTTTTACAGCCCAGAATCTACATCTACCAACTTTATTATTTGATGTGACATTGAAATCTATGAATGGAGATCCATTATAGTTATCAAGATCATCAGAAGTTGTAATACTTGTAATCTTACATAAATGAGAACCAGGTTCTATGTAATCTACTTTTTCACCTTTAGCCCTTGTTACTACTGTGGTGTTTAAATTAAAGGGTAATACTTTCATTTATTATATTTTTTAAGTTTCCTAATTTTTCTATTAACGCTATATACTTCAATTTATAAGTCTCATTGTTTTTTCTAAGTCTTTCATTTTCTTTTTTTAAAGTTTCCAATTCTTGAATGAGAGTATCTGTATTTTCATCAGATATGTTAATACTATTCTTTGGCATATATGTTTCCATTATTAATTATTTTTAAGTTTCCAATTTATATATTTTGTTAAAGTATCTCCATCAAATATAATTTTATCTTTTTCAGGAGCATATGGATATTCTTTACCTTTCCATTGTTTTGTAGTAAGTGTTTGTATTGGTAATCTATACAAGAATCTACCTATACCCCAAGATACACATGCACGTTTAAATGCATCTGAGACATGACCTTTGTCTTTTTCTACGTTAGATTCTGAACCTGTATCTGATTTCCATATCCAAATATTGTCATTACAAAGTATACCTACTTTACAAAATAATAACCCATTTTCTTCATAAAATATACTTTGCCATTTATCAGGACCTACTACTTCATCTAGTAAGTCTTGACAGTCTCTTGCGTCTATATATGCGACACAAGTTGATTTACCAAATCTAGTGGACTGTACACGCCACTTATAAGGTAACTCTTTCTTTAGTTGATTTAAATCCATTTGTTTTTGTTTTGATATTTTTCATTGCTATAACGAACTTTATAAATCTTCTGATCATTATAGGTTTACCTTTTAATAATAAGGTTAATGATATTTCTTGAAAAGTAAATAGTAATACTTTTTTTACTAATTTTTTATCAAGTTTTAAATCATGAGCTATTTCAGATACAATATCTTTTACCCTAGTTATTTTGTTTTGTTTGTCTTTCACAAGACAAATATAACATTTTAATCTTTATTATAAAATAATTGAACAGTTAAATACATAGGCAAGACAACGCAAGTTGATATAAATAGAGCAATCATTATTGGTGTTATCATTAATATTATTAATGTTAAAATCGCAATTGAAAGCATTGGATGTCTGCCTATTATTTTAAATAGTTTCATAGTCTACAAATTTAGTTATCTCATTTTTAAATCCTAGTGTAACTTCGCCTACACCTATGTTTCTACCTTTGGCAAAAATTATAGTTGCAGAGTTTTTAGCTGAAGTGCCATTGTCATTAAATTCTATACCATAATATTCAGGTCTATATATAAGTATTACAACATCAGATGCTTGTTCTATTTCGCCTGATTCACGTAAGTCTGCAAGCGTTGGCTTACTGTTATTACGCATACCAACACCACGGTTAAGCTGACTTAATGCTATAATAGTTATATTTAGTTCTTTGGCTAAATTTTTTAATGATCTTGCCACTTGACTAACTTCTTGTTCTCTAGTAGAACCTTTTGACTTATAACTTACAAGTTGTAAATAATCAACCATAATAAGTTTTACATTCTTTGTAGTTACATATTCTCTTATTCTACGTAATAAATAATTTAATGATGTTACATTTGTTTCATCAATATGTAATGGTAAGTTTTGTATATTAGAAATAGATCCATGTATACGTTTTAGTTCTTCCATATTAATTGTACCATTTGTAATGTATCTGTTAGAAATACCTGAATCCATAGAAGCAAGTCTACGTATTAATTGTATAGCAGACATTTCATAAGAAAATATTACTGTTGGTGTAGAAGAGTGTAAAGCTGCATTATAAGCAAGAGCTAAAGCAAAGCTAGTCTTACCCATAGATGACGCCCCACCTACAACAATTAAATCTGTTTCTTGCCAACCACCTGTAAATTTATCTATAGATTCAAAGCCAGAAGATATACCAAGTAAACCTTCTGTGTTCATTCTAAGTTCTACATCACTGAGAAAATTCATCGCTTGTTGATTAATGTCAGAAAGCTTAGTAGGTTCTGCAATTTGTAGTTTTTCTAAATTTACATTTAATTTATCTATAATAAGTTCAAGTTCTTCTTGGTTACTTAAGCTATTATTTACATCACTAACAATGTGAGCTAATAAACTTTTTTGATATTTTTCTGTTAATACCGCCACACAAGTTTGTGCGGAATAGTAAACTGAATCATATACTATAATATCAGCTATATCTCTTGTTATATTATCTCCACCTATGTAAGTAGACAGAGATAATATATCAATAGTTTTATTTTGTTTATGTAATGTTTTTATTGCATGATAAACTGACTTGTGAAATGGATCTTCAAACAAATCTTTATGCAAGTAATCACCCATATCATCAATTAATTTATTTGATACAATGATTTTAGCCAATAAAATTTGTTCAATTTCTTGTGTATCCATTAAGTTTGTTTTGATTTACAAATATAATTATTTAAATTACTGGTATACAGGGCAGATCTGAGTAAGTTGTAAACATAGCTCCACCGTCATTACCTTCATCATCCATAGTTGGATAAATCCAGTGACCATCATCTAGCTTTATTGCTAGTGGTGATTTGTGCCACATAAATTCTTCTAACTCTGGATCAAGAAGATATTCCC